AAATAATTTAGTACTAGCAAGTGGTGGCACATATACCAGCTTTGTAGTTAACTTTACCGGTACTACACATACAGTTAATGGTAATGGTAATGGAGCTGGTACCGTCACAATTAACAATGCGTCTGGAACAGTTACTTTAACCGGTACATATGGTACCGCTGCCACTACTACGGCATTTACTTTGACTGCTGGAACATTGGCACTGAGTGGTTATAATTTAACCACTGGTATATTTTCTTCAACAAACACCAACACAAGAGCCATTGCATTTGGTACCAATAATATCATATTAAATCATTCGGGTTCGGGGCAAACTGTACTGGCAATGCAAATTGCCACCGGTTTTACATATACAGGTACAGGTGGATTTACTTCACCAATGACAGTGACCAGAACATTTTCTTTTGGTTCAACGAGTGGTGGTACTGCTGCCAATGCACCAAATCTATCAATAACTTCTGGCACGGCTATGCCATCTTTCACCCCAACTAGTTTTTTCAATACATTAAATTTTACTGGTAGTTCAACTACTAACGCAGACGGAACTGTAACTCCAAATAATTTAGTACTAGCAAGTGGTGGCACATATACCAGCTTTGTAGTTAACTTTACCGGTACTACACATACAGTTAATGGTAATGGTAATGGAGCTGGTACCGTCACAATTAACAATGCGGCTGGAACAGTTACTTTAACCGGTACATATGGTACCGCTGCCACTGCTACTCCTAGGACATTTACATTAACTACTGGAACATTAGACCTTGGTGGTTATAATTTAACCACTGGTATATTCTCTTCAACAAATTCAAACACAAGAGCGATTACATTTGGTACCAATAATATCATATTAAATCATTCGGGTGCGGGGCAAACTGTACTGGCAATGGCAATTGCCACCGGTTTTACATATACAGGTACAGGTGGATTCTCTTCACCAATGGTAGCAACCGCAACTTTTAACTTTGGTGCAACGAGTGGTGGTACCTCATCTAATGCACCAAATCTATCATTAACTTCCGGCACGGCTATTCCATCTTTCAATACAGGTTCGTGGTTCAATACATTGAGTTTTACTGGTAGTTCAACTACACCAGCAGCCGTAACAACAGTAAATGTAACCAATTTGACATTAAGCACAGGTGGCACATACACCGGTTTAAATGTGACCTTTGTTAGCACAGGTACATATACCAGTACCGGTAAAACAATTGCGGCATTGACCATCAATCATTCAGGTACAACCACTTTGGCTGATGCTGGCAGTTGTACCACCTATACACAAACCACAGGTACAGTTAATTTTGCCACATACAATTTGACCTGTTCTGGTGCGGTGGCATATACCGCAGGTACATTAAGCAATATGGGTACCATAACCTGTACCACTTGGACGATTGCGGCCGCTTCGACATTTACCATGACTGGTGGTACCATTACACCAAGTACCAGTTTTGTATTAACATCGGGTGCATTTAACTTCAATGGCGGAACGCTAAATGCTCCGTTGTTCACACACACCGCCGGTACAGTAACGCTGGGTGCGGCCATGACTCTTCCGGCAACCAGTACATATACTTTAACTGCTGGAACATTGACACTTGGTACTTACAATCTAACCACTGGTATATTCAGTTCCACAGGCAATGTCACCAGGTCAATTGCATTTGGATCCAATAATATTATATTGGCCCATACAACTGCGGCTCAAACTGTACTGTCAATGGCTGCGGCAAGTAATTTTACATATACAGGTACTGGTGGGTTTACTTCAGCAATGACAGTGACCAGAACATTTAGTTTTGGTAGTAGCGTTGATGGTAGTACCGCCAATGCACCAAACCTATCATTAACTTCTGGTGCAAGTATTCCAACTTTCACAACAGGTTCGTGGTTCAATACATTGAGTTTTACTGGTAGTTCAACCACACCAGCAGCCGCAACATTAAATGTAGCCAACTTGACATTAAGCACAGGTGGTACATACACAGCATTGGGTGTAACCGCCGTTGGTACAGGGACATTTACTTTTACTGGTAAAACAATTGCGGCATTTGTAGTCAACAACGGTGCAGGTACAACCACTTTTGCTGATGCTGGCAGTTGTACCACCTATAATCAAACCGCAGGTACAGTTAATTTTGCCACATTTAACTTGACCTGTTCTGGTACTGTGGCATATTATACTGGTGCATTAAGCAATACGGGCACCATAACCTGTACTACTTGGAGTGTGACTGGTACATTTACCATGACCAGTGGTACCATTACACCTAGTGTGAGTTTTGTATTGACATCGGGTGCATTCAATTACAATGGTGGTACACTGAGTGCTGTTCCACTATTTACACACACAGCTGGTACTGTGACATTGGGACAATCATACGCATTGACAACCAATGGTATGTATACATTGACTGCTGGAACATTAAATCTTAGTGGATACAATTTAACCACTGGTATATTTTCATCCGATGTATCAACCACAAGATCCATTTTATTTGGTGTTGGTAATATTATACTAACTTATAATGCAGGTAATACTAATGTAATTTATATGCAAGCCGCCACCAATTTTACATGGACAGGTACAGGGGGCTTTACTGCGACAGCAGATACCTCAAAATCATATGCATTTGGTAATGGTAGTGGTGGTAGTGCCGCAAATGCACCCAACTTGACATTTACTGGGTCGGGTACAGCAATACAATATATTACCACTGGCACTTGGTGGAATACATTAAATTTCGGCACCACTGCATTTGTTTTTTCAGTGGCAACATTAAATGTAGCCAGCTTAACATTATCAAGTGGTGGTACATACACAGCATTGTCTGTAAATGCAACCACTACAGGGACATTTACCACCGCCGGTAAAACAATTGCGGCATTGACGGTCAACAACGGTGCAGGTACAACTACCTTGGCCAATGCTGTCAGTTGTACCACCTATACTCAAACCGCAGGTGCTGTTAATTTTGCCACATACAACTTGACCTGTTCTGGTGCGGTGGCATACTCAGCAGGTACACTATCTAATATTGGTACAATTACTTGTACTACTTGGACTGTAACTGGTACATTCACACTAACTCAAGGAACCATTACACCAAGTACCAGTTTTGTATTGACATCCGGTGCATTCAATTACAATGGTGGTACACTGAGTGCTGTTCCAACATTTACACACACAGCCGGTACCGTGACACTAGGACAAGCCTACGCATTGACAGCAACCGGTACATATACATTAACCACCGGAACATTGTCACTTGGTACTTACAATCTAACCACTGGTATATTTTCATCCACGGGAACGGGCACAAGAGCCATTGAATTTGGCACAGGTAATATTATTTTGGCCCACACAACTGCGGCTACTGCTGTACTCGCCATGGCAACGGCCACCGGTTTTACCCGCACAGGTACAGGTGGATTCTCTTCAGCAATGACAGTGACCCGAACATTTCAGTTTGGTGCCACTGGTGGTAGCACCGCCAATGCAGTAAATCTTTCACTGACTTCTGGTTCAAGTATTCCAACTTTCTCCACCAGCAGTTATTTCAATACATTAGATTTTACCGGCAGTGCAACAACCCCAGCAACCACAACAATATTTGTAAACTCATTAACATTAAGCACAGGTGGTACATACACCAGTTTAATTGTGACCTTTGGTGGCACAGGAACATGTACCAGTACTGGTAAATCACTAAGCGGATTAATAATTAATAGTACTTCAGGAACAACTACCTTGGCTGATGCAGCCGCCACTACTGCTACTGGTACAACAACACTAACTTCTGGCACACTGGCACTGGGTGGTTTTGATTTGACTACTGGTATATTTTCATCCAGCAACTCAACCACAAGGGCAATTGCATTTGGCACAGGTAATATCATATTAAATAATTCGAGTGCGTCTGTCATGGGACTCGACATGGCAACTGCTACAGGGTTTACTTATACAGGTACAGGTGGATTCTCTTCAGCTATGACAGTGGCCAGATCATTTCAATTTGGTAGTACCACTGGTGGTAGTACTGCTAATGCAGTAAACCTTTCACTGACATCAGGCTCGAGTATCCCAACTATCACAACAGCTTCGTGGTTCAACGCATTAAATTTTACTGGTAGCACATGTACACCAACTGCCACATCAATATTTGTAAACACTCTGACACTGGCCACAGGCGGCACATACACAGCGTTGATACCAACACTTACTGCGACACAAACATGGACTCCGCAATTTAGCAAACAACTTGGAGGATTCAGTATCCAAGGCACCGGAATAACTGTGACCATGGGTGGATCACAATCATTGGTGGCAGATGCAACAACAACACTGACTTCTGGCACACTGGATCTTGGTGGATATGATTTGACCACTGGTATATTTTCATCCTCGAACAGCAACACAAGAGCAATTGTATTTGGTACCAATAACATCATATTATCACATTCAGTTGCGGCTACCACGATACTGTCAATGTCAACTTCCACTAATTTTACATACACAGGTACAGGTGGATTCTCTTCACCAATGACAGTGGCCGCGACATTTGCATTTGGTTCAGCTACTATGACCAATGCACCAAATTTAGCATTAACTTCTGGCTCAGCTGTTCCTACTATCACAACAGGTAGCTGTTTCAACGCATTAAATTTTACTGGTAGTACATGTACACCAGTCGCTAACCCTGTATACGTAAATAGTTTGACATTAGCCACAGGTGGTACTTATACTTCTCTAATACCGTACTTTACTGCGACACAAACATGGACTCCACAATTCAGCAAACAACTTGGCGGATTTGGTATCCAAGGCACCGGAATAACTGTGACCATGGGTGGATCACAATCATTGGTAGCCACAGCCACAACAACATTAACATCTGGCACACTGGATCTTGGTGGTTATGATTTGACCACTGGTATATTTTCATCCGCGACCTCAAGCACCAGATCAATTGCATTTGGTACCAATAACATCATATTGGCCCATACATCTGCGTCTCAAACTGTACTGTCAATGGCAACGGCCACCGGTTTTACATACACAGGTACAGGTGGGTTCTCTTCAGCAATGACAGTGACCAGAACATTTAGTTTTGGTAATAGCAGTGGTGGTAGTACCACTAATGCACCAAATCTTTCAATAACTTCTGGTTCAATCAACTCCACTATCACAACAGGTAGTTATTTTGGAACATTGAGTTTTACGGGTAGTTCATGTACAGTATTAACCACAGCATTGAACCTAAATGGATTGACATTGGCCACAGGTGGCTCATACACTGGAATAACTGTGACTTTTGTTGGCACAGGTACATATACCAGTACCGGTAAAACAATTGCGGCATTGACCATCAATCATTCAGGTACAACCACCTTGGCCGATGCTGGCAGTTGTACCACCTGGACTCAAACCACAGGTACAGTTAACTTTGCCACATACAATTTGACCTGTTCTGGTGCTGTGAGTTATACCGCAGGTACATTAAGCAACATGGGCACCGTCACATGTACCAGTTGGACGATTGCGGCCGCTTCGACATTTACCATGACCAGTGGCACAATTACACCAAGTACCAGTTTTGTATTGACATCAGGTGCATTCAATTACGATGCTGGTACACTAAATGCTCCGTTGTTCACACACACCGCTGGTACAGTAACACTGGGACAAGCATTGACAACAACCGGTACATATACAATGACTGCCGGAACATTGTCACTTGGTAGTTCTACTTTGACCTGTGACGCATTTAGTTCTGCTAATAACAACGTAAGAACAATTGCATTTGGTACTGGTAATATCACAGTGACTGGGTCTGGAACCGTTTGGACCACAACAACTGTCACCAACTTGACAATAACTGGCTCTAGAACTGTCAACGTGACCAACGCAACTGCAACTGCAACAACAGTGATACCGGGAAGTTTGACAGAAGCACAGGCTATTGATTTTAATTTCACAGCAGGCACCTATGAGTTGACTTTCCTGAATGGCCTAAATCACAACGCACGAACTGTAAATTTCACCGGATACTCTGGGTCCTGGCTGCATGGCGGTACTTGTATTCTTTACGGATCTATCACATACAGCAACACAATGAGTGTGACTGATGCTTCTAGAGTCTCAGCCGGAATAACATTTGGTGCCACCAGTGGAACACAAACACTCACACCTGGCCTAAATGTACCAATTGCTCCAATTGTTATGAACTGTTCAGGAGCAACTTTGGCAATCGCCACTGGTTCAGTGGCGATTGTTTCCAGTAGTAACAATAATTATTTAGATCTTCTTACCTTGACAAACGGTACATTGAATTTGAATGGTGGCACAATAAGCGTGAATAGATGCATAACAGCAACTGGTACAAAAAATATCACATTTAATGGTGGCACATTGCTGTGTAGAAGTATCGTCACAGGTACATCAAACAATGGATTTTATAATGAAGTTCCAACTAATTTTTCAACAACTGCAGGCACTGGTACAGGATACATTGCCATGTACGGGGGACACTTTGAAGGAGGCGGTTCTACCTATAATTGCACTCTTCAAATGACAGGTAGTACAACCATTGTGGGGTCTAATACATTCACAGGAATACAATTTAATCCGCTATATTCAGGAAGTTTATTGTTCGCTGAGAGCACAACTACCACAGTTACCAATTGGAGCGTTTACGGACTCAGCCCATACTATGTGACACTAGATACCAGTACTGGCTCAGGAACTTTTACTTTGTCTAAAGCAAGTGGTACTGTGAACTCGTACAACTTATCAATAATACGATCCACAGCCACAGGTGGTGCCAATTGGTATGCAGGAGCATCCATAGATAACGGATCAAATTCTGGTTGGATTTTTACATATCCACCAACCGATGCCAAAGGTTCGTTTTTGGCATTTTTTGATGATGAAGCCAATTGATATGTATGCGAGACACTTTTAGTCCCATCGGACTGAACTTAACACTATAATCAATAAATACAGTATAAGGATCCATACACATGCAAACAGTTAAACAGTTATATCGCGAATCATACACGGGTGAAGATGTAGTTACTACATTGACTTACAAAAACGCCCAATGGACACCAAAGTATGAATGGATTCCTAATGCCATTACCAATATACACACAACCAGTCAAGCCATAGTAATTGGCGCCAGCTCACGAGCCGAATGGCGCCATGAATACCAAGGATTTGACATCAATTTGTTGGTCACACACAAAGGTGGCCTGTTTGGCGCAGACAAATTACAGACTTATGGAACCAATGGCCTATACAAGGAATTCACTCCAGATTTTCTAATTATCGACAACAAAGAAGTTGATGAGATAGTACAATCTGATTACTGCAACAACAACATTGTTTATGCACACGCCAATCCAATTTTGGCTCATCCCGGTAAGTTTTATTTAATTCCACAAGACCCCAGCTGGAACGCAGGCACTATCGCTGTATATCTAGCCTGCTTTGATGGACATTCAAAAGTGTATCTAATGGGATTTGATGGCCGCCAAGGTGATGATACATTCTACGAAAAAACTTTGAAACTGGTTTTTGAACTATATCCCAATGTGGATTTTGTTCGTGTGACACCAACTTCTGAATACTACATGCCTGAGTCATGGAAGTTTCAGGTCAACCTAAGACAAATTACTTTTAGAGAGTTCGTTCTTGAAGCTGACATCGGATAATACAGTTTCCATAGTTCGTAATTTATCCACAATGGCAGTAAACTTAAAACTACGCCACACCCCTGGGTGCAATGGCTTAGGGTGATCATCTAAGGGAACCCAACAATATCCTCTGTGCTCGTGATTTAGCATCGGCACAAACTCTCGGTCCACACTGATTAGATAAGTGTGAAACACAAATTTATCATTGTCGCTGGTGTATTGTTCGATGGGAATAATCTTAGCGTCTTTGATTTCGCCACCCAATTCTTCTTGTATTTCTCGATGCAGTGCTTGTATAACTGATTCGTTTTCTTCTACTTTCCCGCCAACAATTCCCCAACTACCCGAGTGTCGGTTACTGTTTCTAAGCAAAAACAAATATCGATGTGTTTGGATGCAATATATCAATGCACCGGTACTTGATAACATTTAAATTACAATACTCCAGTTGTCTGCTAGATACAATCCTTCAACACTCTTAACCCATTCATTATTTTCGTAATCGAATTTATATTGAATACTAGTGGCCAAATTGGTTACAAAGATATATCTGTCTGCCTCTTGACTATGAAAACTAACAGTCCATCCATTTGTAGTATACTCAACGATATCATTGGCATCAGCAACAAACCACGGATTAGTTCCCCAGGCTACGGCACCCTCACTGTTATTATAACTGCCAATGGCGTTGGTGATCAAGTAGCGTGTGCCCAAAGTTGGTGTTAGTAACTGCAAACTGTCCACATCAACAGATTCCGGATCAATGATAGCTGTAATTGCGGTAATGGTATTTACGGGCAAAGTGTCTATGTTTGGGTCGTATAACAGTATGCTTTCATCTGCTGGATGTTGGGCAACAGTGCCAACAACTTCACTAACGCCATCGGCATGTCTTAGCCGTACTTGACTAACACCGTTTCTTATTTGTCCATATTCGGCCATTAACTGTGCCCAACTGTTTGCGGATCCAACATGAACATTACTATCCATGGTGTCTGTGCTGTTAACTAATTTTAATTGATTTCCGATGTATACTAAGTTGTAATTTCTAAAGGTAGTTGCTCGTCGTGCCAACAAATCTGCATCTGTAAATATGTCTTCGGTCAAGTTACCATTGGCATCATACATGTTGGCAATAACTTTTGTTACTACACCCAGTCGTTTAACTTTAGCAGGACTGCTTAACCAAATTGGCAATTCAAACTGTAGTGTGGCAATGCTAATACTTTCGTCGGTACCGCTAGGAACTGATCTTGAATCCCATATGGTACTTTTTAGTTCTACCACTGTCAAACTGCCCCAGTCGATAAAATTGTCAGTGTTTTGAATTTCCACACTGGGATTAAACAAAGTTGATATCTGTTCCCATAATTGTAATTTTTGTTCTGTGTTGGTGGTCCACACATCCATCTTAAGAGTCAACTTATATGGCACTGGCATCATACGCTCTACAGTATATGCATCTCCTGGACCGGCCAGATAGTTACCAGTAGTTGGGTCGTATTCTCTTTTTCTAACACTGATTTTACTAATGTAACTGGGATCTTGCATACGCTCACGATCATAATCCAATGCACTGATATAAACAGCAATAGCAGGCACGCTACTCAACAAGTTTTCGCTGTTTTGTTTGAGTATCTGTGCCGCTTGTCTGCTTTGATCGCCGTAGATAACCGGTACTTGTTGTAAGGCTCTCTGTCCATTGGCACCTTGTCCAAACTCAACTTGAAAACCCGACACCAGCCTGATAAACTGAGTTAGAAATCTGCGTATTTGATTATCGTAAAAAAATTGCTGTGCCATTAGTTATCTGCCTGTATTTTTAATGCCTGACTTAGACTTTGGCGTTCAGATTCAACTTGACCTTCTAAGTTTGTAAAAGTCTTGGTATTATTAACAAAACTACCCTTCACGGTATTATTTGATCCGGGTGTTATATTTGCTCTTAATAAATCTTCAACCATTGACCAGCGTTTTCCATTGTATCGGAATAGCCTGTTGGGCAAATAGTCAGTACGCAAATAGTAATCTCCAGTTGACGGTAAATTTGGAAATTCTATGCCTGCTACCAATGGTAATCCGTTTGGTGCTAACCCATCACCTACCAAGTAACCTTTAATTTTTGTCTCTGAACTAATAGTTGTATTATCTACAGTAACATTACCATCCGCAGTGACATCGGTGTTGTCGGCGTTTGTGCCTTGATATTCAGGACGAAGATACATCTTGCTAGTATCGTATCCAGACTTGGGAACATCTACCTCGGCCTGTGCAACTACAGCCGCATTGATGTTCATATAAACACCGTAATTACTCATGATACTGGCAGTAGTGGTACTGGCAGTACCTTCTACAATGGTGTTAAGGATATCTTTGTATTCTTGACTATCTACTAGCGGATTAATCTTAACACGCCATAAGTGCGGCCACCAAGTTGGAGTAAATCCTTCTGCGGCTAAACTAGCATCTGCGATAACATAGTAACGCTTTAATGCCGCAGGGACATCTTGGTCCAATGCATTGTAATCTTTTAAATGTTCTAGTTCTAATACATCGCCAGCCATTAGTTTACGACCAACGGTGTCCATCATATCGTTGATATGAAAGGTCATAAACAAGGTACCAGTTTGTAAGAACAGACCAAATTGGCTTAGGTCAAAGTCTTGGTCGGCACGAGTGTATATGCCCCGCATCTTATAAACATCTGGGTCGTACTTGCGATCACGGTTTTCCACAAACAGCAAATCTTGTATGTTCTTTTCGCTTTGGTTTGTGTAGTTAGGCTGTGTAAGATCTGTGCTGTCAGTTTGTTGATTTGTGCCCAGATATTTGTGAATGATAATACCAGTGCCGCCCATAGTAAACATCTCACTGATCCTACGATCGAAGAACTTGTAATCATTTGAGTGTCGTCCGTCTTTCCAAAGCGATAAGCGAGCCATGTATCATCCTATATTATAGTATTTATGGGTTTGACATGTATTGGCTTTTATCGTATAATACGCACTTATGCAACCGCAACACGAAGCACATATAGTCAAATTGGAGCAACTGTTGGCATCCGTTGCTCACACCAAAGACATTCGTGCCCGTAGCACTCTTCATAAATTCTATAAAACATGCAGGGAAATTTACACAGAAATGGACAAAGAAATGGTTCTTTGCAGGCGCAGAGGTAAATTAACACAAAAGTACACAGAATTAGAGGACCAATTCTCTGAGGCCATAAACACATTTGAACAGTGGACTGTAATGGCCGCACTAATGTACTAATTGACACAAAATGGTTGATTTGCTATAATACGGGTATGATGTATAAATTAATAACAAAAACGCAAGAACAAGAATTTGACAATTTGGATCTAGCAATGGATCGGGCTAAAGTACTCAACGAGTTTGTTACTATAACAGGCAACGGATTCGAGATTGTGGGTCGGTTTGGCGTGGATTCTGTTCGGGATGGCAAATGTCCCGATGGAGTCGCATATGATTGGAACAAGACGAGCCGTATTGGCCGTGTAAAAAAGGAGCGAAAATAATGGCTACAGTAGCAGGCATTAAGATTAAATCAAAAGCACCCAAGGTCCAGCGGGCTAAGTTTGCCGATGAAAAGTACACAGGCAGTGAGCCAGTATGGGATACCGAACGAGCATTGGGATTTACTGATTCAGATTTTGATCACCACATGCGTCGTAGTTTTTATTATTACAATTATCATTACAATCAAAAGGACTGTAAAAAGCATGTGGTAGAATGGATGCAAAAACAGACGACAGTTTTTACTAAGAAAGACCTTGGTGCTTTTATCCGTGCGCCAGACCGTTCGTTGTCAATGACTGCATGTAGTTTGATTATGGCACATAGACAAGGTATGCCGTTAAAAGCTCGCCATACCGACTTTTTGAAAGAAGCAATCGGAGAAGCTGTTAAACTAGCAGAGCCAGAAGCAGTTGAAGTCACCACAACAAAAGTAGAAGTATATCGTCCCACTATCCAAGACCGATTGAGTGAGCGTACTAGCGAAATACTTGGCGAAATTGAAGGGGTGTATGATGAAGTACATTCAAACAACAAGGTTGACTTCAAGCCCTACGACTTTTTGGTTGCCAACAATGTAGTACAAAGTCAGCTTGGCAAGTACGAAACACTTTTTGGCAACAGACGAGCAGAACTGGAACTTGCACAAAGTAAAAAAGACGAACAAGTGCGAGAAGGTTACAGCAATTACAAGACTGCTGACTTTAAACGCATGATCACCTGGATCGATAACTTACTAGCGGCAGTGGACCAATACCGCGGAGTTAAGAAAGCCACTAAGAAAGCCCGTGTCAAGAAAGCACCAAGCAAGGAAAAACTGATTGCCAAGCTCAAATATGCAAAAACTGACACAGCACTAAAAATTGTCAGCATCAATCCTGCAGACATCCTGGGTGCCAACGAACTATGGGTATATAACACAAAGTCACGCAAGTTGGGCAAGTATGTGGCCGCAAGTTATCAGACACTCAGTGTCAAGGGTACCACGATCATTAACTTTGATGAACAGAAGAGCACCAGTAAAACATTGCGTAAGCCTGAAGAAAAGCTCAAAGAGTTTGCCAAAGCAGGCAAAGTGCAGTTACGCAAGTTTTTAGATGATGTCCGTGCCACAGAAACACTGTTAACTGGGCGTATCAACGCAGATATAGTCCTGCTCCGAGTGCAATAAATAGGAATCCTGTTGCGGTAATAAATACTGTAAACAGGATTTCCTATGAGTGTAACAATTAAAACCGGACTCAGCTCACAGGGTAGTATAACTACCGATAGTCTAGCAGGTCCGGGCCCAATAGCATACGACGCAACACTTTACGACAGTTCGAATACCAAGCGGGCAGAAGTGGTTGATTATATTCGTATGCGCCTTGGCGATGGCATTGTGGATGTTGAGCTAGAACTTGAACACTATGAAATGGCCATCAAACAGGCCTTGATCAAATATCGTCAGCGTAGTGCCAATGCAGTTGAAGAAAGTTATGCGTTCTTGGACCTGTTGCCAGAAACACAAGAATACATACTACCAGCGGAAATACAGTCTGTGCGACAAGTGTTCCGCAGAGGTATTGGATCAGTCACAGGCACTACAACCAGTCAATTTGAACCTTTTGCATCAGGTTTCTTGAACACATACATGTTGGTTGCAGGTCGTGTTGGCGGCCTGGTCAACTATGAACTATTTGCCAGTTATCAGAAGTTGGCCATGACCATGTTTGGCGGGTACATCACTTATACATTTAATCCGGTGACTAAAAAATTAACTATCACCCGTAAGATACCTAATGCTGGACATACCAATGCTAGAGTAGCAACACTAACAGCAAGTGGCACAGCAGTTGGTAGCACTATTACAATAACCACTGGCGCACCTTACATGGTAAGTGTGGGCGATACCATTATTATCAGCAACTGTCCCGATCCAGGCTACAACGGCATGTATCCCGTACTGACACGCAATGATGATCATACTTTGTTTACAGTGGCAGCAGGTCGCACATTGAGCAGTACACAGGTCATTGGATTTGATTTGAGTAAAACTAAAATTTACAGTAATGTGGTAGATCAATTTGCTGAGAATTGTTTGCTTTGGGTATACAATAAAAAGCCTGATCAAATGCTGTTAAATGACATTTATGCTTTTCCGTGGTTGCAAGAATATGCCTACAGTTTTGCCAAACGCATACTAGGTGAAGCTCGTAGTAAGTTTAATCAAATTGCAGGCCCACAAGGCGGTGCAAGTCTGAATGGCGATGCACTCAAGACCGAGGCTGCCGCAGAAATGGAAGATTTAGAAAAACAGTTGATAAACAACATAGAAGGCAATATGCCACTAACCTGGGTAACAGGATAACTTATGAAAATTAATGAAATAATCACAGAAGGGTGGAGTCAAAAGTACAAGAGCAGTATCAATTGTAGCCATCCTAAGGGATTTTCACAAAAGGCTCATTGTGCCGGCAAGAAAAAACACACGGAATCCATTGAAATGGAAATGACTTGTGAAGACTGTGGCATGTGTCAAACACATGGTAACATCAACGAGATTGCAAAAGGTGCCAAAGACTCAAATGGATATACCAAGTGTTGGCCTGGCAAGCATGCCGAAGGCACCAAGAAGGGCAAGAATGGCGGCCAGGTTCGTAACTGTGTGCCCAATGAAAGCGTAGAAGAACAATTTGATCAGATCGAAGACATGGTAGAAGCATTTGCCCTACATCACGGAGTTGATGCCGAACAGATTTGGGAAGAGTTTGAATCTGTAGATGATCATGAGCTACTGGACGAGTCCGCTGCCTGGCATCGCAAAGCCGGCAAGAACAAGAACGGTGGACTCAATGCCAAAGGTGTTGCCAGCTACCGTAGAGAAAATCCTGGATCTAAACTACAAATGGCAGTGACCACAAAGCCTAGTAAATTAAAAGCAGGCTCAAAGGCCGCCAACCGCCGTAAATCATTCTGTGCTAGAATGGGCGGTGTAAAAGGCCCCATGAAGAAACCCAACGGCAAACCCACACGCAAAGCCCTGGCCCTGCGTAAATGGAATTGTTAAAGTTGACCTTATATTACAAATAAGTTAAAATGCTCTGTAATAGGAGCATTTTTTATGATCATTGGCATTTGCGGGTTCATTGGTTCGGGCAAAGATACTGCGGCCGACTATCTAGTTAACTTTCATGAATTTAAACGCGAGAGTTTTGCGGCAACATTAAAAGATGCTGTGGCCCATGTGTTTGGTTGGGACCGCGACATGCTAGAAGGGCGCACCAAAGAAAGCCGTGAGTGGCGTGAAACCGAAGATGCTTGGTGGACAACTCGATTAGGTACACCTATTACCCCGCGATGGATATTACAGTACTGGGGTACTGATGTATTGCGTCAACATTTTCATGATGATATCTGGATTGCCAGCTTAGAAAATAAACTGCGTACATCACGAGATAATATTGTTATTAGCGATTGCCGTTTCCCCAATGAGATTCAAGGATTAAAAGCCCAAGGTGCACGGATAGTATGGATACAGCGTGGTATAACACCACACTGGTATGATATTGCGGCACAGGCCAACCGGGGTAGTGCAAATGCACAAAATTGGTTAACAGAGCAAAAGATACATGCCAGTGAATATAGCTGGGCTGGCACAGACTTTGATGTGACAATTGACAACGATCAAAGCATTGGTCACTTGTATAATCAGCTCAAAAGTCTTGTACAACCTTAGCAGGTTTCCATCCCATCCGACCTTTGCTGATTACTACTCTACAGTTTAAACAAACTGTTTTTAAGTTGTTCTGATCGCAATTATTTAAATTACTATCCACATGATACACCAGACTTTGATCTGGAAACTTGAATGTAAAGCCACATTGTTCGCATTGTGGCTTTTTTCTATAGCCTCGTTTAAACCACTGCGGTGGTATTGGTTTTAGTTTCTTGCCTTTGCGAGCACAAGCATCACAAACACCACGGTAATGTACACTATCTTCTGTTAAATAGTTAACAGCAACAGGTCTTTCGAAACAGGTGGGGCATAATGGGCGTTCAGGCATGCTGTATTTAGTATTTTTCAGATATAGAAACCTTTGCAAAGGGCAAACTAACCGCCTGAAATTAGACTATATGAATAAATATCAATAACATAACCTATTATGTAAAGGAAAATAACATGGCTATATTAGTTTCACCAGGACAAAGCATTACAGTAACAGACATGAGCGCCTATGTATCAAGCGCCGCAGGAACTGTGCCTTTGGTTATCCTGGCCACCGCTCAAGATAAAACTGCTCCCGATGGTACTGCCGCAACCGGTACATCAATGACAAATGCTGGTAGATTACAATCGTTTACCAGTCAACGTGAATTGTCGCAGGCAATGGGGTATGCAACATTTAAACAAAGCTCAAGCGGCACACCATTGAATGGTGACGAAACAAACGAATATGGTTTGTTAGCGGCTTACAGCGCACTTGGTGCAGCCAACAGTTTATTTGCTGTTCGTGCTAACATCGACCTAGACCAATTAGAAGGTACAAGTAACCGCCCAGATAGTCCTCCTGACAATGGCACATATTGGTTAGATTTAGCAAACACCACATGGGGCATCAACGAATGGGATGCCACAGCAGGCACATTTACACTACAAACACCCACAGTTATCACAGACACAGCAGACTTGACCAGCGGCGTACCGTTGGCATCAATTGGTAAGGTTGGAAGCTATGCAGTGACAGTTGCAAGTTCGGATAACGGATTGTTTTATAAAAATAGCACCAATGCATGGGTACAAGTTGGTAGCACAGATTGGGAAAATAGCTATTCTACAGTAGTAGGAACAACAACAAATCCAACATTTACTGCAAACTCCAATGTTGTAATCAACACAACAACAGTGCAATTAACAACAGCAACTACATTGGCCGGTGTGGTTAGTAGAATCAACTCAGCCGCCATCACAGGTGTTACTGCCAGTGACACCGGTAGTAAACTAAATTTAATAGTAAATAACACATCAAGAAGCAATGGCAGCGACGCTGATGGTAAAATATTACTGGCCGATGCTACAGGCGCACCATTGGCAGCCGCAGGCATTACTGCTGGTACATATTATAGTCCTCAGGTATCACGTGACACCTATGTTGGTGTACCAAGTTGGAGAAGTACTGATACTGTTGCCGCACCGAGTGGTAGTGTGTATATTAAAACTTCAGTGCAAGGCAACGGTATGAATCTTGCTGTCAAAAAATACAATGCCACAGCAGGAACATTTACAACATTATCTGTGCCAGTGTACGAATCACCAGCAACTGCTATCTATGGTTTGGATCCATCGGGCGGCGGCAACGGTATTGCGGGCGGTACAGTAATTGGCCGTTATTTCATTAGTTCTAATAGAAATTTATGCGGGGTAAGATTATTATTCCGCAATGCAGGACCAAAGACCATTGTGACCGGCGACACACTAGGTGGTGCACTTACTAGTGGTAATAGCTTTACAGTAGCAGTAACACAATTAGGAACAAGCTCGTTGGCCACTGTTACTGCCACATTGGGTGGTACTACTGCCAGCAGTTTTGCCAGTGCAGTATTGGCAGCCATGGGCACAGCGGGAATTGATTATGTTTCGTGTTCTGTAACCAGTGCTGGCACTATTACTTTCACACACGATTACGGTGGTGAAATTATTCTTAATAACGTTACAGGAACACCATTGGCAACAGCTGGTTTCACTACCACTACAACTGGTGTTCGTGCTGATCCATCTACTCCAGGTTTGGTATTAAGCAATTGGGTAAACGGTGGCGACGGTACAGGTTATCAAGCATACACTTTCAGCTTCTATACACCATACCAAGCACCAGCAGATGGTACATTGTGGTATTACGGCGATCCTGCTGATGTTGATATCATGATCAACAATTCGGGTTGGAAAGGTTACAAATTAGTAACCAGTGATGCTCGTGGATATAACCTAACCAACACAGATCCAGCTGGTGTTATTGTTAGTGCAAGTGAGCCAACAACACAAACCGATAACACAGCATTGGTTGCTGGTGACTTGTGGTTAGATAGTGGCGACCTAGTGAACTATCCGGCCCTGTATCGCTACAACGGTACCAAGTTTGTTGCAATTGACCGCACAGATCAAACTGGACAAAATGGTATCTTGTTTGCTGATGCTCGGTGGGACACAGATGGTACAACTGATATTGTAACTGGGTCATATCCATTGATTACAGATCTGCTATCAAGCAATTATATTGACCAAGATGCTCCGGATTATCGATTGTACCCACGCGGTATGATATTGTTTAATACCCGCCGTAGTGGTTTTAACGTTAAGCAGTATGTAAGCAATTATTTTAATGCAACTAGCTTTCCTGATACTCCTGCTGTTCCAAACGCCGGTAATTCATTACCTGATGTAGCCACTGTATGGCAAACAGTCAGTGGCAACAAGTTTGATGGCAGCATGTTTGCAGGCCCTGCCGCACAGCGCAACATGGTTGTTAAGGCCATGCAATCGGCTGTGTTGGCCAGCGAAGAAATTCGTGAAGAACAGTTTGCCTTTAACATTATTTGTGCACCTGGGTATCCAGAGTTGATTGATGAAATGGTATCATTGAACAATGACCGTGCCAACACAGCTTTTGTTATTGGTGACACGCCAATGACATTGGCTCCTAATGCAGTGGCCATTACCAATTGGAGTAACAACAGCGACGGATACGGATTAAGCACAGCTGATCCATACCTGGGTGTTTACTACCCAAGTGCGGTATCTACTGATGTCAGGGGCAATACAGTTGTGGTTCCTCCAAGTCATATCATGTTGCGTACATTTATTCGCAATGACAGTGTTAGTTTTCCGTGGTTTGCACCAGCTGGTGTGCGCCGTGGCCTGGTTGATAATGCCACAGATATTGGTTATATTAACCAAGATACAGGTGAGTTTAATCGCAATGGTGTAAGTCAAGGCTTACGCGATGCCATGTACCAGAGGAATGTTAATCCAATTACAATTCTTCCAGGAGTCGGATTGGTAGTATTTGGTCAAAAGACTCGTAATCCAGTCACAAGCAGTATGGATCGTGTGAATGTGGCTCGTTTAATCAATTATATTCGTACAATCCTGAGTAAAGCTGGTAACTCATTCTTGTTTGAGCCCAACGATAAAATCACTCGCGATCAGATCAAGCGTACCATTGAAGGAGCCATGAACGACCTGGTTTCGAAGCGCGGTATTTACGACTTCTTGGTAGTGTGTGACACCAGTAACAATACTCCAAACCGTATTGCTAACAATGAACTTTATGTTGATATTGCCATTGAACCAGTGAAGGATGTTGAGTTTATCTATATCCCAATTCGCTTGTTGAACCCAGGTTCAATTGCCGCAGGTCAATTAGGAGCTTAATTAACTATGTAGATAATGTTGGGGTAACAGCCAACATTATCTAACAGCATAATTGGTAAATAAGAGTATAGGAGAATACAATGGCTATTACAGCAAGTCTAAAGAATTTTACAGTACCGGTAGGTAGTGACGGTGGTGGCCTATTGATGCCAAAACTGAAATATCGTTTCCGTGCAAGTTTTATTAATTTTGGTTCAGGTAAAGATGTTACAGAATTAACTCGTCAGGTGGTTGACATTAAACGACCAAGTGTTAATTTTAATCCTTTTGTACTAGATATCTACAACAGCAAGATTTATATGCAAGGCAAACCAGAGTGGGCAGAAACTTCAATTAACTTGCGTGATGATGTGACTGGTTTGGTATCTAAATTGGTCGGCGAACAAATCCAAAAGCAATTTGACTTCTTAGAACAATCAAGTGCTGCCAGTGCTGGTGACTATAAATTTGCATTGAAGTACGAAGTACTTGATGGTGGCAATGGAACTAATTATCAAGTGTTAGAAACATGGGAACTAGATGGTTGTCAAATATCACAATGTGATTGGGGCGACATGAACTACGGATCAAACGAAGCCGCAATGATAGCGGTGACAATTAGATTTGATAATGCAATTCTAGTGCCATTATCTGTACCAAATGCTGATACAGCTGGTTTTGGTCAAACCCATCAACAAGGTGGTTCTCGTACAACTGCTTAATTGATTATACAGTACACAAAGCCTGGTTAATTCCAGGCTTTTTTTTGACCATAAATAATATATATGGCTACCGCTCGCAGACCCGATGACCCAATTTTATTTGACCGTAACCATGCGTCAAAAATATTTGTTGCCAACAACCATGGGTTGTCGCCCAAGTACGGTTTCTTATTTCATGTGGCATTTGACTTGAATCCTGAAATAGCCAGGATATCAAATGACGATATATTAAAAATGGGCTTTGTTGTTAAGAGTACAAGTCTACCACGATTTACAATTGATACAAAAACACTAAATGCCTACAATCGAGTTGACATAGTGCAGACAAAAGTAAAATATGATACTGTTTCAATTAAATTTCACGATGACAACTTAGACATTGTTAGAAATTTTTGGTATGACTACTACAGTTATTATTACAGAGACAGTGACTGGAATGAAAGCATATATGCCTCGCCTACAAAATACAGCGAAAGACAGCAACAGACTTGGGGTTACACTCCTAGACAATATCCAGCTAGTAGTCCTGCCACACAACAATTTCTAAGTGCCATTAGAATTTACAGTTTGCACAATAAAAAGTTTGCTGAATACACATTAATTAATCCAGTTATTACACAATTCCAACACGGTGATCATGCCCACGGTGGCGACGCTGGTACATTGGAAAATACCATGACCATACAGTATCAGGCTGTGAAATACAAATATGGCCAAGTCAGTGAAGACACAGTATCAGGTTTTGCTACATTATCATATGACACAAGGGAAAGTCCAATGGGTACAACACCAGTGACAGATCGTACTGTGCATGAAATGAGCGATGGACTAACCGGACTTCCGGGCATACTCAACAATATTAAAAATATCAACGGATCTGCCATACTAGGTGGAGCACTAAGCACAGTGGGTTCTGGTTTGCTAACTGGTGCAGTGGGATTTGGTGTTGCCAATTTTGGATCGGGTATAAAAGCAATTGCCGGCGGAGCATCAGACCTACTGGGCAAGGCCAAGTCAGGCTTGGGTAAAGTTTTTAGCAACGGCGAAAATGTAGACGGAGCTACTATCGATGGCGGCAACGGATTGTTTGGCGATCCCGCCCAACCTCAAACAGCAGAACAGGTTCAAGCCAGTATAGATCAAACTACTGCACAGATTGCTGCCGACGAAGCCGCAATTGAACAGGCAAATGCTGACCTAGAAAATGGTGAAGCCGAACAAGCCCAACTAGAAACACAAATTGAAGCAGACACTTATAACTTAGAGTACGATCCTAACTTAACCGAAGAAGACATAGCGGCACTTGAACAAATCATTGACGATAACAAAGCCAAACTGGCTGGAGTGATCAATGAAAACCAAACAACAAGAGAAAACTTAGATGGGTTATCTAGCACAGTGATGGAAAATACTAGTAAATTGGATCAATTAAAAGAAGCATTGAATGCCAGTGGTAACAGCGCCTCCGAAGGAGGACCCGGCCCGGGTAGTAGTACTGAATACGATCCGGCGTCTGGCGAAACTATTACAACTAATCCAGACGGCAGTCAGACCATTATTAGTGCAGATGGCTCTATATATACTAACCCACAGCAAAATCCTGTAGATAATCCCAATGCATCAAGCAATCAATCAACCGCATACCCGGACCCCTAAGGAACAACCATGGCAGTAATAGATACATTTGCACAATTAAAAAATAATCCTAGTAATCTAGGAACTATCAATTTAAATAATATATCTGGTGACGGCAGTAAGTTCTTTAACAATTATTTTGATAAAACTATTACAATTAGCTCAGCCAAAGATGATGCAGTACTCACTTACTTTGAAAAAATTTGTGAAAACAAAGAAAGTGCGTTGGCACTTAGTAGTGCAGTGATATATACAGCTCGAGTTCAAAATGTTGATGTCATGGCAGTATTGGATGAGTTTAAAAAGTTAAGTAGAGAACAACTTGGTCCGTATATAAGCTACTTTTTAAATCTCAGTAGGATTGGCACCAGCCTGATAGGTGTGCAAAACAGTACAAATAAAAACAAATATGTAGCTCGAACAATTATAGCATGAGTAAGTACGCACAGGGAAAATATCAATTACAGAATCCGGCTAAGTATGTGGGTAACAAGACGCCAACTTACCGGTCGGGGTGGGAGTGGACTTTTATGCAGTTCTGTGATGTTAATCCAAATATACTTCAATGGGCTAGCGAAGCCATACATGTTAACTATCGTAATCCGTTGACAGGCAAAAATACAATTTATGTACCAGATTTTTTAATTGTTTACAACGATGCTCAAGGCCGACAACATGCCGAGGTGATTGAAGTTAAACCAAAAAAAGAAACCACGCTAGAAGGTAACACCAATGCTAGATCACAGGCCGCCGCAATACTCAATATGGCTAAATGGGAAGCTGCCAGAGCCTGGTGCAAGAATCAAGGCTTGTCCTTTCGTGTGATAACAGAAGATCAAATTTTTCATCAAGGCAAGAAGAGATAATAAATACTGTTAGTATCGACTACTAGTCCCATGAACGGACACAATTACTGAGGAAATTATGAAAAAGCTATTAGCTACACTAGCCATAGCCTTGTCTTTTGCGGCAACGGCTCAAGAAAATGTAACCATTTATTACGCATTTAGTCCTGCTGACAGTATTGCCAATTATGGCCGTACCCTGGTACAGGAAGCAAATCGTATTCAAACCAAATACAATTTTATGTTTGACACCAAACCCGGAGCAGGCAATGCCATTGCGGCAAACTTTGTAAAGACAAATCCCAACACTATCTTGTTTACCAGTAGTGCATTCTTTATTCGTCCAGAGTTTTACCCAAACGAAAGTTATGAGGTACGAGACTTTCGTGAGTTTATGCCATTTTGTACCAGCCCAGTGGCAATCAGTTCAGTCAAGTACAAGTCTTGGGACGAAGTACCCAAAGATCGACCCCTGAACATCGGTGTCAGTGGACTTGGCGTTACTACACACTTGATCAGTTTACAGATTGTTGACAAATATCCAAATGCACAAGCAGTGCCTTTCAAAAGCACTTCAGAAGCCTTCATGGGTTTGATCAGTGGATCACTGGATTTTAGTCTTGGGTTTCTAACAGATCATCACGCCTGGGCCAGCGACCCAGCTAGAAAAGTACAGACATATGTACTGGGCATCACAGGTGCCAAACCCATGTTGGGATACAAACCCATAGCCGGAATGGGTTTCAATCCAGTTACTAAATTGTTAAACATTCCACATCATATGGTAGTGCCAGTCACAACACCAGATGCCAAGTTTAAAGAATGGAGAGCTATACTAACACAAGCAGTACAGGCCAAAACTGTGTTGGACAGTTACAAAGCAGACATGTGTGAGCCACTGGTACTAAAAGACAACGAACTAGACTCTTGGTACACCGAGCAACATCAAAAGTGGAAAAAGTTAACCACAGGCATTAAACTTAACTAACAAAAGGACCGCAAGGTCCTTTTTCAATGTTAAATACTCTATGCCCTATCCTGATCGACAAGAGATACTCAACAAATTATATTTGCGTAAACGAGATAGTATCTTGTTGGGCAACTTAGCTATCAAGCAGTTAGAGTTCATCGAAAGAAATGCACATAAAACTGCATATTTAACTTTAAGTCGGGTGTCCGACCCTGATGTAGTAGTAATATACACATACGGCGGAGTAACTCCCCATCACTTTTACTTTACTAATACTGGGGAAATATCCGATAAGACAGTAAAGCACCATCAATTTACATGGGAATGGATAAATCACTGGTTAGACCAAGGGGTTGCTGTCGTTATATTCGATGTACCTGATTATTTCATGTCTTACGAAAATCCATGGGTAAGTAGTTTCTACAGGACCAGCGAAGATCGATTAGCTGAAAGTTTCCAACTTATTGATCTAGTAGCACAGAAATTGCCTGGCGCATCTATCAACTGGTTTGGTATTAGTTATGGAGCACAAGATGCGGCCAATATTAGTCTACACACATCCAAGTTACGAAAAATAGTATCTGCATCTGGCACTTGGCATGTGCTTAAAAATATTGATGAATTCCGTCAAGGTGCTAGATTAGATTGGTACAATGTTGCTGATTCAACATGTCCTGTGCTTATAGTCATGCACGAGAAAGAAGTGTTTCGAAAAGCACAAGAAGAAATGCTCAAGACAGATTCTATCTTAGTGGCTAATTTTGTACCTGCAAGTGAAGGACATTTTTTTGCCAAGAAAGAATCAGAGGTTGTGACAGCAATCTGCGACTGGTACAGAGACAAACCTATACCAAAAATAATACAATAAATACCATATGACTAAACGACTTGAAGAAACATTTAACTTACCATCAGCAACAACAGATGAAGCTGGTGGTACAACCACAGAAGATATTAGAACAGTAATTGCACAAAACAGAGACATGATAACTGATGTTGATGCGGCTATAGATAAGATTGATGCGGCCCTGCCCTATGTTAGAGATTTAGATACCGCGGACAGCGAACTAGATGAACTGGCCCTGTTGGCCAAAAGCAAAGCAGAGGACCTAATAGATTTGGGTATGAATGTTGATCCACGATTTGCAGGTGTTATATTGCAAACAGCGGGCCAGTTACTGGGCCATAGTATCACCGCCAAGACAGCCAAAATGGACAAAAAACTCAAGATGATACAGTTGCAATTAAACAAGGCCAAACTGGATCATCAAATAGCCAAGGACAACAGTCGAGAAGAAGACGAACCTGTGGATGGCCGGGGCATGGTACTGGACCGCAATGCGCTACTAGATCAGATTCTGGGCAAAAATCGCACAGAAGAAAAGAAGTAATCGGACATAAATATAGAATACAGGACTATTCCACTATGAAAAATTTATCAGCATATTTTCACGAAACACACAAAGTTTACGAGTTTCGTATCAAAATGGCACACGTAGAGCCCAAGGGCGAAGTGCTAGATCGTATCAAAAACGCACTGGATTGTTTTCAAGTTGAAACTATCAGTGCTGTAAAAAGATTACCGGTAACCGAGCATTATGAGTTTGCCAAAGAAGGTGCATGTGATTGCTACATGCTAGATGTTGGTTTGAAGTATCCAACTATCCCGGGACAAATTCGTCAATTGATTGGCGAACGAGCCGGTGTTAATGCCGCCTGGGTTGATGTTAAGACCATGGCTGATGCATTGAATGAGCAGTTGGTGTGGGGACATGTTGAAAGCAACGAAGATGAAAGTCCTGTGCTGACCAAAGAAGATCTAGGTGGTGCCAGCGCACAAGATGCAGTTGGCCAGAAACGCTTAACTGGCCTGATCAAAGAACTCAGTGCCAACACACGCAAATATGAAGTGCAAGGCACTGATACGGAGTATGCCAGTGGTAAAACCACCAACGATACTCCACAACAAAATAACAGTCCCATTGGCAGTACTAAAAACACCCTACAACGTCCCCGAGGAAAATAATCATGAGCAACATGTACACAATTTTAGATAGTCTCAAAAAAGTAACACCAAAACAAGAGCCGCTAGAGAATAAGAAACCACAGGCCATCTACGAAAGCGTAGAAGCCAAAGGGTCAATTCTTGAGGGTGTGGCTAAAGTCGAAGAAAAACTCAAAGAGCAATTTGCTAAATTCAATGAAGGTGACACTGAATATAAAAACGGTGTCACCAAGCATAAAGGTACATATGGTACTGAGTACCAAGGTGATCCCGATGACGAAGACGCTCCCAAGCGTGGCCGTCCTGCCAAGGGCACAGCCAAAAAAGAAAAAGTTGTTCGTGTAAAAGGTCCCAAAGGTCGTCCTAAGAAAGATCCTGCGGCCAGTGCTCCTGCCAAAATTGGCAATGATCCATTTGGTCGTGTGCCAGACAAAGCACCCAAGGGTGCCAAAGGCACCGTGGTCAAAGGCAAAGCAACACAGGACACTAACGAAGACCAAATCAATGAACTGAGTCCTGAACTGCTAAAGAGAGCAAGAGATGCGGCAGGTATGAAATATGCTGATGCTGACGACCGCCGAGATCAAAAAGCATCTGACAAATACAACGCACAAGATGACAAGTTTCATAGTGCCATGCGTAAAAAACAAAAAGACATGACCGAAGCAGAAAATCCATTTGCTAGTTTTAAAAAGCAAGCCAAAGGTGCAGGCCTACTTCGTTCCAAGACCAAAACTAAGACAATGGAAAGTAGTCGTCGTATGGCCAAGCTGTTGATCGAAGGTGTTAACTTCACTGAGATGATCAAGAAGAAAGACATGACACTACAAGAGATGTTGGCTGAATTGCAAAACGACATTCAAGCATTTAAAGAAACAGGACATTGCAGTGAACTCCTGCGTGACTGCATGGAAGTACACAGTTACGGTAAATCACAGTTGAATGATGCAACAGAAAATCCAATGGACAATGATAATTTCCCCATGCCACTGGCACCCGCACGGCCCAGCATGATGGATCGTGCCAAGCGCCTGGGCGGACAAGTTCTAAATACATTGGGCCATGGTAGCGATGAAGACATGAAAGCAGACTTGCGCCACAAGATGGGTATGCAAGAAGCCGCAGAACTAAACGAACTGGCCCGTCTAGCAGGCTTGACAGTAAAAGAAGCCAATGACGGCAACTTGGCCAACAATGCCAAGCCATATAAAACAGTAACTAGACGCGATGTTATTCAAGGTGCTCAAGGAAAAGACGAACAGGGTGGCGAAGCAGAAGTCGATGAAGCGGCCAAGTATCGTGATCCCAAATACAAAGATCGTCTGTACACTCAAGAATTACCCGATTATGAAAACGATGATTACAGCGATGACGAGTACTACAATGGCCCTAGACCAGATGACTATGCAGGCTCAAAAGACCTAATAGGTGGTGGCGAATTTGATCATAACGATCCGTTACGAAGAGGTTTTGGTCGAAGTGGACATGATGTATTAGATCGTGGCCCAAGAAAAGGCATGCCTTCGCGTAATCACATCACTAGTTTAAAAGGCAGTATCAAGGCCGCACACGGAACTCATAGTGGACCCAACCTGCCTGAAGGTGACGAGTCTGAATCCAACATCCGTGATACTCTAGCATATGAAATCAGGATGATTCTTGATGGAGCTCTTGCTGATTACGATCAAACAGATCATATCGTTGATGAGCTGGGTGATATATTCAATGATATTGAGGCCAGCGGTGACCGAGAGGCAATGATGGCATATGAGATGATGGTTGATGCAATTGATACCGACGCTGACACACAAGTTGATGCCGCCCGCCAGGCATTAAAATTACTAAACCTAGATGAAGGTGACATGGAAGAAGGTGCCGGAGTCATGCACTTCAAGGCACTACAGGCCAAAGCCGATGGCAAAGACAGTTTTAAACTAGGCGACGAAGAGTTTCCAGTTCAGGAAGGTGAAACATGCCCGACTTGCAAGAGTGAGCCATGTGCCTGCGAAGACACAGAGGCCGCAGACCGTGAGTTGGCCAAACTCAAAGAGAACTGCGGAATCGTCAGCCCAATTGGTAGCATGGCACAAGACATGCAACAGCAACAAGGCAAGATGAGTATCAACACAACACAAAGCAGTGATGGTACCAAGAATATCAATATCAGTGCTGACGGTGAAGCCGCTGATCAACTGATGCAGATGTTAAAGATGGCCGGTATGGCAGGTGGACAACAGCAACATGCTGAAGTAGTCGTTACAGCCGAGCCAATGGAAGCCAAAGAATACGGCAACACCGACATCGACAAACCCGAAGAAGTATTAAATACTCCTCGCCCTGATGTTCGCGGCATGCACCGTGCAGAAACTGTTGGCTATGCTGATACCACAGATGACTTGAACAAGCAAAAAGATCAAGACCCTGAAACAGCCAACCGGGCCGCTAATCCAAAAACACCCAAGGCCAACAAGGTTGAAGAGTCTCACCCACTTGAAGCACTTGGTGCAAAGTTAATGGCCGAATACCAAAGTATTAAATTAACAAAATGAAAATAAACGAGATTATTCTCGAAGGGTCCGCTCCCGCTGGGGGCGGCTCTACCAAGGCAATTAGCAAAACACACAAAGTTGGGTTGTCAAATGCACTGACCAGCCCCGACTTGAATATGAATTCTGGAAGTTTATATTTAAATTATCGTTTTAGTGTTGCACTCGCAGGAAGTCCAGACCAGACCATGGACAAGGACAATTATATTGCTGGGGATCCTTTTTATGCTCCATATGCCGACGAGGAATTGGAAACTTTATATCATGCCGCAAAACAAATTGGCATCAAGTTTGATAAAAACTGGGCCAGCAATAAGAGTGAGCTCGACTCAGTGAACAAAACAAGTCCAGTTAAGTCAGCTGGACCCATTGTGCTTAGAAACAAATGAAACAGTATCGCATAACCGCACCAAGTTATGCACAGGACCACATTCCTGATGCCGCAATGGCCTCAGACGACTTGGCAGAACTTAAAAAGTTAGCCGGCCTTGGCAATGACCTACTAGAAGACTTTACACCAATTTGTGCCGACGCCAGAGAAATGCCATCAATGAGT